AATCGTGAACGTACAACCGTTTATTATTCATGTCAAACCGTTGCCGATTTACGAAGCATAGATAAGAAGTTTGATGCAGAATATAAAGAAGTCGAAAGCTATGTTTAACCACTTGCACCAAACTATCATCCTCTCCATAATCCTAAAACGCTCATTGAGAAAGTATAGGATTGAGGATATAATTGAAGCTATAACGGAGTATTATAAATGATGGAATTAGTATTGTTAGAATCGCCATACGCTGGCGACATTGAAACGAATTTAATGTATGCGCGTAAATGTATGCACGATTGTTTTAAACGCGGAGAAGCCCCGTATGCAAGCCATTTGCTATATACTCAGGATGGAGTTCTTGATGATAATATTCCAGAAGATCGAATGTTAGGGATTGAAGCTGGTTTGTTATGGGGTTCGAAAGCTGATAAAACGGTTGTTTATACCGATTTAGGTATTTCATCTGGTATGGAATACGGCATACAAAATGCAATTAAAGCAGGTAGACAAATTGAATATAGATCGATATTATGAGCCTCGGAATCCCATACATGGGCAGTAAGCGCAAGTTAGCTGGCGAAATATTAAAGCTGATAACTTCACGGCATAGTAATATATCTGATTTTTACGACCTGTTCGGTGGCGGTGGATCTGTTTCATTTACTGCAATTAAAGATTATCGGTTTAATGTTCATTATAATGAATTGAATAGCCATATCTATCATTTAGTAAAATACCTGAAGGAAAATAAAGAGCTTGAGCCTAAGTTTTACGAATGGGTTACACGGGAAGAGTTTTTTAAACAATGCTCCAGAACAGATGCGGATTGGTATTCAGGTTTTGTTATGAGTTGCTGGAGTTTCGGGAATAAGCAAAGTTCATATATTTATGGTTCAGATATTGAAGAGATAAAAAGATTGGCGCATGAGTTTGTCGTAAATGGGTGTACCGAAAGCATGAAATTGCTTGATGTTGATATACCTGAATTGCTAAATATTAAAGACTTGCAAAAAAGACGCATAGTTTTTTGTGATTATATACAAAAAGGCATGGGGAGATTTGATCTGCATAATCAGGAACGACTTCAGCAGTTAGAACACATCCAGAACCTTCAGAACCTTCAGAACCTTCAAATAAACAATAAATCCTATCAAGATACGGAAATTTTAGGAAATAATCCTGTCATATATTGCGATATTCCGTACAAAGGAACAGGTGAATATAAAGAAGGTGGATTTGATCACGAGGCGTTTTATAAATGGTCTTTTGAATGTCCGCATCCTATTTATATTTCAGAGTACGATGCGCCATTTGAAGAGATACACGCATTTACTCATAGAAGCTCGTTGTCGGCAACTAATAATAAAAAGAAAACCATTGAGAAAATATTCTGGAATGGTAAGGGACTGATTAATCAAACTAAACTATTCTAATGGCTAAAGTCAGGATCAAAACCAACTGACAAGGCGATGCGGTAAACAACTACTATGGGTAAAATAGAAATCACAAACGAAGATAATATGCAGTTAATGGCTCGTTACCCTGACAAGTATTTTGATTTGGCTATTGTAGATCCTCCGTATGGTTTGGGCGATAGATTGAGCGATGGGGGTGGGAAACATAAAAATACTCCAATGGCAACACTTTACAGAGAAAAGGAATGGGATGTTTTACCAAAAAAAGAATATTGGGATCAATTATTTAGAGTTAGCAAAAATCAAATTGTATTTGGGGCAAATTACTTTTTAGAGTATCTGCCAAACACAAGAGGTTTTGTTTGCTGGGATAAAAATCAATCTATGCCAACTTTATCTGCATGCGAGTTGGTTTGGACATCTTATGATAAGCCTGCTAAAATAATGAAAAAATCAAGTATGGACTTAGACAGATTCCATCCAACACAAAAGCCAATTTACGTTTACAGATTTATGTTTGATTTTTGCAAAACAAAACAAGGCGATAAAATCCTCGACACCCATTTAGGCTCTGGAAGTATAGCAATAGCTTGTCACGATTACGGATTTGATTTAACGGCTTGTGAACTTGATAAAGACTATTTCGATGCAGCTATGAAACGGTTAAGGCAGCATCAGGCACAAACTAAACTATTCTAATGGCTAAAGTCAGGATAAAAACGGATGGCAAAGGTTCCGCTCAGGAAATCGGCAAGATACAAACGTACAAATCCAAACCTAAACCATACCGGGAGCCTGATTGGTTACGAAAATACCGATTAGACCGGGAGCGGTGGTTCTGGAAAAAGTATCCGGAACAAAGGGTATGGATTGAGGAGTTTGTTGGGGAGATGAAAAAAGGATGGAATACACAGGATAAAAGAATATGACATACGACAAACACGACCCAATGAATCAGTTTAAATCTGTACCTCGTGGATTTGGTAAAGTGGTAACTGAAAAGGAACTGAAGGCAAAAAAGGATCAGAAGGAATGGTCGATTCAGTTACAGTTCTGCAAGTGGATTAAACTTCAATACCCAAATATCAGATTCAGGTCTGATATTCAATCTGCCGGAAAGTTATCCGGTCAAATGCAAAACATCAAGCAGATACTTGATCCGTACAAAGGATGGCCGGATGTTGTTGTATATCTTCCTAATGGAAATTACACCGGATTGCATATCGAACTCAAACGCGAAAACTCCGGCACTTTCCTGAAAGATGGGAGCTTATCTACTCAAAAGCATATTCAGGAACAGGCGGAAATGCATGAGTTTCTACGGTCAATCGGGTATAAGGTTGAGTTTGCTGAAGGGTTTGAACAGGCTAAGAAAGTATTGGAGAGTTATTTGCAGAACTCATAAATATTTTATAACTTAGCAATAGCCTATCAGTAAGGCATTTTTTATGAGCGAAAATTTGAAAACTATTAAAATTAAAAACCTTGTTACGAAGCCAAAGTATGCAGAGGAAAGGCGGGTAACTATCCAGACTATTTACAATTGGATTAAGGAAGGCAAGGTAAAGGTTGTTGAGTTTATGGGGCATGAATATATTGATCGGTCAACTTATGTTGATTGATTTTTTGGCTTTGAACATTTGATAAAATTTAAAATATGGGAGTACTATTAGCTAAAAGCCAGAAACTATTTATTGATACTGTAATGGAAGGCAAAAGCTGTTTTTTGACAGGGAAAGCCGGGACAGGTAAATCATACATTGTCAAAATAGCCATTGAATTACTAAAGAAAAAAGGCAAAAATGTAGTTGCATTAGCACCTACTGGAATTGCTGCAAATAATATCGGAGGTCAAACATTGCATTCATTTTTCTCATTAAGACCATTTGGGGTTCTTGATTATGAATCATGTAATTTCATGAAAACTGAAAAAAGGAGATTGATGAACCGGATTGATTCAATTTTTATTGATGAAGTTTCAATGCTGAGGCCAGATATTTTAGATGCTATAAAATGGACATTGGTAAAAAACGGATGTCAAAATATTGAGAGAATTCAATTTATTTTCATTGGAGACTTAAAGCAATTGCCATCTCCAATGGATGATAATACAAAGTCTGTCTTGTTAAAATTTTACGATGGAATCGAATTCCAGCACGCTAAATTTTTCAATGAGTTGAACGTAAAGGCAATTGAACTTGAAGAAATACAAAGGCAGACAGATGAAGAATTTATATCCAATCTTAATATTGTTCGAGAAGGCTTAAAAAGCGCATACTTTAAGAGGTTTTTAAAAGATATTCCAGAAGGTATTGTTTTAGCTCCTCATAATTCAACAGTTGAACGGTATAATCTTGATGGGTTAAACTCAATTGATAGTGAAGAAATTGTTTTCGATGCGGTTGTGTCAGGGAATGTTAAGGCGCATGATTTTAATCTTGAATCTAAAATAATAGTCAAGCATGGTTGCAAGATTATGTATTTGGCAAATTCAAAAAATAATCCTTTAATAAATGGAACGCTTGGAACATTTATAGTCAATGGTAATAAATACTTTATAGAGGTAGGGCAAGAACAATATGCGCTTGATGTAGTCACGTTCACTAAAAAAGAATATGTATTATCAAGTGAAACAAATAAACTTGAATTAGAGGAACTTGGGAGTATTACTCAAATACCAATACGTCTTGCATACGCTTTGACTATTCATAAAAGTCAGGGATTAACATTCGATCAGGTTACGATTGATTTAAGCCTACCATGTTTTTCAGAAGGCCAATTATATACTGCATTAAGCAGGGTTAAAAGCCCAGAAGGTTTAACAATAATTGTGAAGCGATGAACAAATTTGAATCAAAACTCGAGCGTCACTATCGCAACCTTTCAGAAATATACCGAGCAAATTATGAATTCTCTATCCAGATTGCAGAGGCTTTAATGACTATTCAGGGGGTTACTACCGAAATGATAAGCGATTTAATGGCATATCATGAACGTAATGGAGCGACTGAAACATTCAAAAGGTCAATGAATCGCATTCTTATAATGGAAAAAAAACTGGGTGAATTATCTGAAATCAATACTGAAAATTATACCTTAACCCTTATCAATCGAAGGCTGAACCAAAGGAATATTTATCTTGAAAACAGAGTGAAAGAACTTGAAGGTCAGCAAAATATGTCAATTGCTTTTGAATCATTTGAATTACCATTAACACCTGAACTATGAGCCTGAATATTATTCACCTTGCTGCACAAAAAGATTATGCTCATTTTGATTTATACAGGCTTAAAGAATCCGGCGGATGGCAGATTGATTTCATAAACCTTACTGCATTTTTAGAGGAAAGGGGGTATTTTATTCACCGGATAAATCCATTGAAGCATATTTATATCAGGATAGTTGATAACATTGTTAAGGAGGTCGGGAAAGTTGATATAAAAAAGGAAATATTAGATTTTATCAAGAATGAAAAAAACCGATCAATTCATGAATTTTTTATTAAGAATATCAATAAAGCTACATCGGATGAGTTTCTTGAAACGCTTGAGGCAAAGCAGATTGATTTTCGCAGGGATGGAAAGTATTCAATGGATATTTACTTTGAGAATTGTATTGCCAGAATAACGGCTGATGGAGTAGAGGAAATTCCATATAAAAATATGGTTGGTTACATTTGGGAAACTCAGATTATTCAGCGGGAATTCAAACGAAAACCAGAAGATCCAAAGAAGCCAGGTGATTTCAAAAAGTTTTGTTGGAATATATCATCCAAAGATCAGAACCGTTACAACTCGATCTGCTCTGCAATTGGTTTTCTTATACACAATTTTAAGAACCCTGTATATTGCCCGGCAATCATTCTTAACGATGAAGTTATAAGCGACAATCCAGAGGGCGGAACAGGCAAGGGATTGCTAATGAAAGCTATTCAGCAATTCATGAAAACGGTTACCATTGAAGGGAAAACATTCTCATTTGACCGATCATTCTTATATCAAAGGGTAAATGCAGACAGTAAGATAATCTGCTTTCAAGACGTTAATAAGTCATTTGATTTTGAGCGTTTATTCTCTGTTTTAACTGATGGAATCGAAGTCGAAAAGAAAGGAATGGGTAGCGTTTTAATAGAGTTTGAGGAAAGTCCAAAGGTAGTGATTACCACAAATTATGCTATCCGAGGTGATGGTAATAGCCATGAAAGGAGGCGTTTTGAATTGGAAATATCGCAATACTACAATAGCGAACGCACCCCATTATCGGAGTTTAAAAGGCTTATGTTTAAGGAATGGGATAAAACTGAATGGGCTTTGTTTGACAATTTTATAGTCGATTGCTGCCAATTTTATCTTCGTAAAGGATTGGTAAAACAGGAATTGATTCATCTTGAAGAGAAGCGGTTAATATCCTTAACTTCACCTGATTTTATTGAATTCATGGAAACATTTGATTTTTTAACTATACGTAAAGCTGAACTTTATGAGAACTTTTTACGAGAATATCCTGAATACCATAAGCACAAATGGTTCACAAAACAGAAAATGAGTACCTGGGTTGCCTCTTTTTCTAAATTTAAAGGGTATTCAGTGAGTGATTATATTTACTTATCTGAAAGATATTACAGATTCGAAAGGATTGCAAGTTTGTAATAAAATTACATACTTTGTAATGTTAGAAATATTGAAAGTGCGTTTAAAAGCTAAAAACAAACATTATTACATACATTTCGATTATTACAAACTTTTTTTACATTTTTTATAAATACCTTTTTCCTGTGTAGATTTGTATATTTTAGTAATTTATGTAACATTAGTAATAAATTGTATAAAAACACTGATAGCACTATTAAAAATGCACTTTTTCAAGTTACAAAGTTGCGACCGAAAAAAGCATTTTGAATAAAAGGTTTCCAGTCTTTGGGGAGAGTCCCGTATTTCTTGGCCATCCAAGATGTTTTTCCAACATTTAAAAGGTGCGGGGGATCAAAGACAACCAATGAAAAAGATTCGTCTGTGAAAGGAATTTTTTCTACGGAGGAAATAAAATCTGGAGAGATAGATATTTTTTGAACTCCTGATTTCATCGAACTATCTTTTGCAATTACCGTTTCCTTTCTGCAATCTAAAAACACAGCGTCTTGATTGTTTTTATCAAACCAAAACATTTTTGAACCGCAACAAGGATCTAAAATTTCTTTAGTTGGCATTGTGTACCTCGTTGTTGTTTGTTAAAAAGTGTCATTACATATAAATTCATCAACCGCTATTCTGAACGTGTCAAAATCACGGATCACTCGCATACTAAAGGGTTCCCAGAGTTTTTGCTCTTCCGTGAGTGTCCCAGTTTTACTCTTTAGTTCAAGCTTTAGGCTCATGCCATCGTGTCTGAAAATGAGCAAGTCTGGAATCCCCTTTAGCGCATTGCTGGCCTCTTTAGCGATGTGGATAGGAACGTGTGAAGCCTTGTTCCAAATGAATCTTTGGAGGCTACCTGGGATATGGATGTACATGATTCTACCTTGATTCTTAAGTAAATCAAGGTAGATATTGCATTGGTGTTGTAAAATATCTTCGTCGTGCGCTCTCATCATTGTGGTCTCCACATTGTCAACGGTTATTTCACGATCTTTTGTGTTCATCTTTAGCCCCCTTGTTATTATTTAATTATTGTCCAATAATAACCGACACATTCTTTTTCTTTGGATTTATCGCCAAAACCACAAATCAATTTTCCATCAATTATTCTTTTTTCCCAACAGCAAAAAACGCAAGGGCTTATTTTTGGATTGTCAAATGGAATTTTAGCGACTCGAAGATTTTTAGGG